AAAAAATCCAACTCAGTTTGCCTGGCATTATGGACCAGCACCTTGGGTCGCAACCCATACTTATTAAAGTATGCTAAAAAGGAAGAATGAGCAACGCGATCCATCTTGTGCTCAACAGGTGTGATTGTCTTGGTTTTAATGGGCAGTGAGCCTGTATGACAATAAAAAAAGAAAGCGATCAACAACATGCCCAACCAAGTATTAAACAATGAAGTCATTTGGTCACCGGATTTAACGGTCCCACTAACACCATACAATATAAACCAAAGTGTCATGCCCACACAATCAACGTTACGAAATAAAGCATCACGAACAGCTTTGGGTGTGTCAAAAGTTTGAGTTATAAATATGAGAAAGCCAATCATCAATTCACGCAACACACTGGCATCCCAGAAATTGACATCACCTTCCAAAACACCACCTAATAAGGTATCAAACCATTTACCAATCACGGCCGCATTATTGCCGGGTGCATAAAACAAAAAATGTTCGGCATTCCAACATTTTTTCAACGCAAGTGATAAAGCATAGATCCAAGGACCAATAATAACATTCAACCGCGCATCAGCACCCTGAATAAGTCGAGGTTTTAAATCCTTGAATTGACCACCATATGAGTTGTTGGTTTTCTCAACTTTTACAAAGGCCTCACGCGTCCACATGCCCGAACGGTCACCAGCTATAATTTGTTGCTTTGCATTAACAAAGGCAATACGAGTTTTCATAGGATAACGTTGTAACCACGTGTGGAATGGTGTCTCAACAATATGTGTATTAATGTTAGGATGTAATGCTTGAAAATGTGTAGTTATAAATTTAAAAAAGGCACGATGCATGCCAGCCTCATGGGGTAATTTTTCCTTAATGGCCCTTTGTACGATGGCAATAATTTCATTATGAGGATTATTGGCAGCAATGTCAGGTATTGAACATGCAGTTGCAATGCCGCTCAATTTGGCAACAGGTTTAACACGATCATGATAATCAAAGCATTGCATTGATGCATCATCAGCAATGGGCAAACCACCTAAACGTGAGTTGCGCCCTAAGACAACAAGTTTGTCTTTAGGGTAGATCACACTTGCAACATCACTAACCTGATTGACATGCAGATTATTAAAATCATCAAACAGGCGCTTACCATTATCGCTAGGATCAACGGGTGGCGGTCCACGGAAAAAGGTATAAATCTTAGATATTAGGTACAAGGCAATAGTTTTCAACTGATTGACAATTAGCTTGTGAAAACTCATGTAAGCTAAGGCTTTAACAGTGTCAGCGTAATCGGTTTTTAAGTTGGCCATAATGATGTAAAAATTATGTATAGCGTGGATAAGGTAAGCTGGTTTAAAATTAAAATAACCTGTAACACCATGACAAAGGAAAGCATTCATGGTGCCAGCACTACAACCACGCCCTGCCCATTCCAAAAAACCAAAAGTCCAAGCAGCAATACGTCTACCGGCAAATTGAGACATTCCACTCTTAATCAGTTCCTCAATAAATGGGCCAACAAGTACATGCTTAACAAGAATACGAACAACAGGCGCAGGTGGTTTAGTTAATTTGAATGTAACAATTGGTTTACCGTCCTTGGTGGGCTGCAATGTGACGGTTGTACCATTGTACTTCTGAACAAATTCATCAAGTGCCCGCAAAGTCAATTTATTGCTAGGTATCACTATGTCAGTGTGAGCGACGTGCATTCTATTTAAAAATTTTTCAGCGTGGAAACAGGCACGCGTAAACCGGACATAAGTCAAGGCCAATTTTTTCTGCGCTTTGGTAAGGAGACCATTATAATGTGTCTTCAAAACGTCAACCACACTAGCTAAACTTGGCCGCCTGAAACGTCGCCAATAAGTAAAGAAGCGTTTAATATTAATAGATTTACGCTTCAAATAACCATACCTCAATATCAATACCAACACCGGTACTCCTATGACTGCGAGTATAAATTTAATGGTGCGTGTCTTAGTGGGATCATCAAACTTACTCAAGATATGATTATAATCACTATAAAAGTCATAATGTAATATAAGGTTGTGCATCTCCTGCTTTTCCAAATTCAAATTGGCCACAAAACAAAAGGGTACGACTATTGATAAGATGCCAACGCTTTGAATGGCATCGATGTGGTAAGCTGTAACTTTGCGCCGTGCCATATCAGCCAACAACGCATACGTGTGCACATCACGGATACGATAAACCATATACAATAACAACTCACAAACAAACGCCTTAGGGGTATGCACGACCTGTATACCATCAGTGAAACCAAAATTCTCGCCAATGGAATAAATACGGATTTCATGTCTCTCCATTTTAGAGACAATAGCTGTTATTCCAGGCGTTATTATTTTAGAAGGTGATGGATTTGCAACCCAACCATAATAATTCTCATCACGCAAAGTGGCGACAAAGGTTAATTGTGTGTCAGGTGTTCGTTCAATATCAGCAGGTACTTGTAAAAATCTAACAACCTCAGCAACATCACTGCGATATATAGTTGTCCAAGTCATAGCTGTCGTTCCATCACTGAAATAGTTCAACTTC